TGGAATTTAGATTATTACAACAGTGTCATGGGTCATTACAACAGAGGCGGAATAGCGAGACGACCGAACGCGGTCCCACCGGAAAAAGGACCGGACCCTTACGCTACCTTCATTGAAGATTCAGTCGCGCAGATAAGGAGCAATCCTTCCGAGTTCATGGGATCGCAGTTCATTCAGAAGTTCAACAAGGGCGGATTCGTAAAGAAAAACGCGCCTAAGGTCCTAGGAAAGCTGACGAACTACAAGCCGAAACTGACGATGTCGGACATCCTCAAGAACATGCAGAAGGCGAAGGCTAAGAAAGCACAACCGTCAAGTAAACCTTGGGCCGTGTTCGACAGGCAAGGAAACCCCGTAAAGGATTTCAGGGTCAAGAAGGAGGCCGATGAATGGCTTAAAGGTGAAAAGGATGTGGAAGGGTCGGATGAATATTACGAAACCATAATTGATTACAAGGTAGGAAAGAAAAAAATAATAGAGGAAGCAGTTGAACAGCCAGGAGCGATGTTCTGGGGCTCGCGTGAAAAGATCATAGGAGCGCCGACGGAGGCCATGACGGCGAGGCAGTGGCTTCAGTACCTGCAGCTTCCAAAGCACGGAATATTGAACCCTAAGGGGTATCCGATCATAAAGCACGCGGAGCTGAACGACACCTCGCTCTCACCTTGGCTTTCAAGGATGGGGAACAAGACGATTTCAAAGAACGCGCTCGTCAAGCAGTTTGACGAAATGGCGCCTACGATGGACGTCACCGTCCTTGGCGAATCAACAGGTGGGCGTATTTTTGATGACATGTCAAGAAAATTAGCGCAGGTTGACACACAGGCGATACGTAATCCGGCGATAAAGGGATTTTATGACTACATTAAGGCCGTCCTTCCACAACTAAAACAAGTGCAGACCGGCAAGGCAGCCGATGAAATTGCCGCTCACATAGATGACATGGTGTTCCGAAACTTTGGCGTTGAGAATGCACTTGAAGCAGGAGTGCCGCAACGGTTCCCATTTGAGATTAAGGAACTTCTACAGTCTATATCAACAGGATTGGGAAAGAGGACGGCCGGGTTCAAGACATACAAGCGATCACCACAGCACCGTGGAACGCAGACGATGGATGGTGGCGACAACTACCGTGAATTCCTGTTCAAGTACAAGCCCGGAAGCTTGAGGCAGAAGGAGCCGAGTTACGAGTACGCACATAGTTTTAATTTAAGCAGCAAAGACAGAGCTGGCGGAATTGTCCACACAAGGACGTCCGACAGAGCAGACCAGTTCGGAAGAAGGCTTCTTCACATAGAGGAGATTCAGTCCGACATGCACCAGAAGATCAACATGGCTCAAAGACAATTAAAGAAAATGCACACTGATTGGGCGAAGGAAGGAAAGACTCCTGAAGGCGAATACAAAAAGATGACTAAAGACCAGAGGAAAGAGTATGACAATCTTGTCAGGGACGGAAGGTACGCTCCGCGCGGAGATCTGCAGGAGGAGATATCAACGGCGAATGAACAGCACCTTCTTCTCGTGAAGGCGAAGATCGAGGACCTGTTGGCGCAGAAGCAGACCGCTTCAATCAAGACCAGGATCAACAGGCTTAACAAGGAGCGCATAAAGTTAAGATACATCATTGACGCGGAGAAGAAGAAAATGGCGCAAGGAAACCACAGCGGTGTTCCTTTAGGTCCACTCAGCAAGACTGAGGACTACAATGAATTCATAATGAAATACATGCTCCGAGTCGCGCGTGAAGGCGGATATGACGGAATAACAATCAACACGCCGGCGATAAAGAATTTAGGCATGTCCTCCACGGGAAGGGACTACAAGGGCAACCTTGTCGCCTACGGACCGATGGCGCAGGGCGCCATGAAGAAGGCGGCGAAGAAAAGTGGTGCAAAGTTCATGAAAACTGTTATAGTGGACAGCGGCAATAGGGTATGGGAAGTTCCAATGATATTATTCAAGGAAAATAAGGCCGCGCAGGCGCTTATTGACAAGGGCCTTCCTATCTATAAAAAAGGGGGAATAGTTAAAAAATAATGCCACCAAAAAATCCAAACAACAACATAGAGAACGCTTTAGGCTCTCTGACTGACGCGTTGGGAATAGAGCCGACGGGTGAAGAGATACAACTGGAGCCTGATCAAAAGATGTCTGATCCTAATGTTGAAATAACTGAAACGGAAGGAGGCGGCGCGGATGTAAATTTTGATCCAAACGCGCCAATCGACACGGCTAACATTCCACATGACGCCAACCTGGCGGAGTACATTGATGAAACAGAATTACGTAGATTTGCAATAGATCTAGTAAGCGATTTCGAAACGGATAAGGAGTCAAGGAAGGATTGGGAAGACACCTATATCAAAGGCCTTGACATGCTCGGTTTCAAATATGAAAACCGAACCCAACCGTTCGAAGGAGCGTCCGGGGTCGTTCACCCCTTACTCGCTGAATCTGTAACGCAGTTTCAAGCCCAAGCGTATAAGGAACTTCTCCCCCCAAGCGGCCCCGTTCGTACTCAAGTTGTAGGGCTTTCCACTCCTGAAATTCAGGATCAGGCGAAGCGCGTGCAACAGTTCATGAACTATCAGATAGTTGATGTCATGAAGGAATACGATCCGGACATGGACCAACTCCTGTTTTATCTTCCACTGGCTGGATCAGCGTTCAAGAAAGTTTATTATGACAGCTTGCTGAAGCGTGCCGTCGCAAAATTCATTGCCGGTGAAGACTTGGTAATTAATTACATGGCGACGGATCTGCAGAATGCGGACCGCGTCACGCACATAATCAAGACGAGTTCAAACGACATAAGAAAACAGCAACTTCAAGAATTTTACCGTGACATTGAACTTAAAAGCGGAACGGTTGAAACAAGTGAAGTTGAGGAAAAAGTAAACACGCTCGAGGGCGTTCAAAGGGAATACACGGATAAGGATGACGAGCATACAATTCTGGAAATGCATGTCAATGCGGATGTTCCAGGATTCGAGGATGAAAGCGGAGTCAAGCTTCCTTACATCATTTCCATTGATGAATATTCAACTGAAGTTCTTTCCATCAGGAGAAACTGGAAAGAAGGCGATTCAAACTTTGCAAAGAAAGATTATTTTGTACACTACAAGTTCCTCCCAGGACTGGGCTTTTACGGGTTCGGTCTGATACACATGCTGGGTGGGTTGTCAAGGACTGCGACAAGTGTTTTGCGGCAATTAATTGATGCAGGCACTCTTGCCAATCTGCCGGCAGGTTTCAAGGCGCGAGGAATGCGCATACGCGATCATGACGAACCATTGCAACCAGGTGAGTTTAGGGATGTAGACGTAACAGGTACATCTATTAAAGAATCTTTATTACCGCTTCCTTACAAGGAACCTTCTCAAACTTTATTCGCATTATTGGGATTCGCGGTTGACGCTGGAAAATCATTCGCGGCGATCGCGGACATGAAGCTTGGTGAAGGTAATGAACAGAATCCGGTTGGAACGACTCTGGCTCTTTTGGAAAGAGGAACTAAAGTCATGAGTGCGATTCATAAGAGATTGCATTACGCACAAAAAATTGAATTTAAGCTGTTGGCAAAAGTGTTTCAATTATATTTGCCACCGGAATATCCATATCAAGTTGTCGGTGGAAACCAAATGATCAAGCAACAAGATTTTGATGATCGCGTTGACATCATTCCTATTTCAGATCCGAACATATTCTCAATGGCGCAGCGTGTCACGTTGGCGCAACAGCAGTTGCAGTTAGCGACAGCTAATCCAGGACTTCATAACATGCGTGAAGCATACAGAAGAATGTATGACGCGATGGGTGTGGATAACGTGGAGGCAATTTTAAAACCTGATCCAGAGTTACCGGAACCTATGAGTCCGGCGACGGAGAACGCAGGCGCCATGAATGGTAAAGTCCCCAAGGCGTTTCCCAAGCAAGACCATGAAGCGCATATACAGACGCACGCTGAATTCATGTTCACGAGAATGGTTCAGATTAATCCGCAGGTGTATTCCATGTTGCAGGCGCATATTTGTGAACACATCAGCATGATGGCAGCGGATCAAGTTCAGCAGGAATTCAAGCCTCAAATGGAACAGATGCAACAGGCACAACAGCAGGCACAGCAAAATCCACAAATGGCACAGCAAGTGGAACAACAAATGAATCAACTCATTAACGCACAGGCCGCCAAGCAGGCTCAAATAGAGGCTAAGATGACAGCATCATTGGCGCAGGATGAAGAAGCTCGAATGAAACGAGAAGCCGAAGATCCGTTGATCAAGCTTAAACAGCAAGAGATTGACCTGAAAGCCATGGAGACACAGGCTAAGCTTCAAAAAGACATGCTCGTGGATTCTGAAAAGCTTGACATTGAAAGAGACAAGCTGGAGGCGGATACAAGTATTAACTTGATGAAAGCCGCCGCAGATGTTAGTAAGGAAGATTCCGATGAAGCGATGACTCTGTTCAAGGAGAACATGATCAATTCAAGGGATGCAATGAAGCAAAGATCTGCTGAACGGATTGCGAGGGAAAATGCGAAAAAAACAAATGGAACTGCTAAAAAGTAAAGTTGATAAAATCGCCAGTGCCATGAAAAAATTTGAAGAGGTGGCTCAAAGTGAAATTAACAACAATGAAGAATATCTGCAAGTATGTGGCGCCTTATTGGCAGTAACCAGGAACATGTACGTGGAAGCGTTAGGCCCTGTGGGAGCATCTCGAATGTTCCAGGAAGTGGCGAATACTTTCATGATTCAGGAGGAATTGCTTGATCAGTTTTATCCTGAAGAAAAACCAACGATACACTGATGCCGTTCAGGTCTGAAAAGCAAAGAAAATGGATGTGGGCCAACAAGCCCGTAATGGCCGAGAAATGGACGAAGGAACACGGCAGCAAACCTGTCAAGAAAAAAAGAGGTGGACTGTTTCACTCAAAGGGATATGATACCGCCCCTTGGGTCAATGAATACGGATATCCCACTGGGGGAATTACACTTAAAAAAGGAGGAGCATAATGCCAAAGGTAGGTAAACAAAAATTTCCATACACTTCAGGTGGAGTCCAGAAGGCGCAGAAGCACGCTAAGGCGACAGGACAGAAAGTTGACATGAGCGGATACAAGAAGGGTGGAAAAGTTAAGAGAAAGAAAGGTGGTGCTGTGAAGAAGAAATATCACCACGGTGGCCGTGTAATGGGTGGCCAGAAAAAACCCAAAAAATGTTAACAAGGAGGTCGATATGAATTTATTGAAAGATCTTTGGGGACACTTAAAAGAATGGAATGAATGGAAATTGAAGGATTGGATAAAAGCCGGAATTTTAGTCATCATCATTCTTGTAGTCCTTAAAGTAATTATTTTACCAGGTGCATAATGCCTGGAAGATCACAATTTAAAATAGATCGCGACAGAGCTCGAAGACACGCTTCGAAACAAGAGCGTGACCTGCAGGCTCAAAAAGCTGCGAGTAGTAGACCTGGGCAAGTATACCATACGATGACGTCATTGGCGGATCGTATGACTCGCCCAGGTTATCAAAATAATCAAGCAGACATTAATCAATTAAAATCTCTAAGACGTGACTGGAATAGAAACCAGAAGTATACCCCTCAGGG